GTCAATGGTGCTATTAGCAGCCTTGGAGGATGCCTCAACCTCTTGAACCAATCGTTGCTCAAGGAAGCCCTTAATAACTATGGACTCGGATTGTGCCCACTCGTTCCACTCAGCTGCTACGTCTGTGAGGCCCTGCACCTTCTCGGAGGCTCGTTCTGCCTTGTCCCCGAAGGATTCAAAAGCATCGGTCCCCGCAATAAGAGACTTAGCCAAAGTGGAACCGATGATAATAGCCAGACCAGCCACAGCACCACCAAGCCCCGGAATCAGACCGGCAAGCTGGGAGCCCTGCTGTGAGAAGGCAATGAGTGCGTCCCCACCCCCTTGGACTTGGACAGCAAAGTCACCCATCTGCATACCGGCTTGGCCGATCTTGTGTTGAGTAGACCGGGAGAATAGTCCACCCATGGCACCGGCCTGACCGGTGTTCAGAGCCCCATTCATGTTCTTGAGCTTGCCCCCGGTTGCTACAGCTTGGTCCTCAAGGAGGTCCAGCTTGTTTGTGGTCCGGGAGATGTCTCCGTTGTCGTCTACATCTACTAGGAATTTGATGTCAGCCATAAGCCACCCTCATATAAATGCTGTCTAGCCTCGTTAGGGCTTCAACGTCTCGGGGAGACAGGTAAGTCTCCGTAAGTTCTTTCCATGCCTTGATTTGCTCAAAGCCTAGTCTTTGTGGGCCCGCCGGACTGTAGCTCCGACCCCTGTTCAAAACAACAAAGGCAGACCAGACGTAGCTCAAGAGGTAAGGGAAATTAGGTCCTTTTAGTCCTCTGGGAGTTCGTCCAGTCTGCCTCTCTACTTGCTTTAAATGGTCGTGCTTTGTGCTTCCGTTTTCCTCTTTGCCTAAGTCGAAATACCATTCCGCATAGGCTTCTAGTTCAGTCAGGAGGCCTAAGTAAAATTTGAGTTGGCCTCTACAGCAGACTCTACCTGAGACCGAATCCAAGGGTACGTCTCGAAAACCTCCTTAGCCTTTGCTAGGGAAACCTTCGGGCACTTACCCTCTAGGGTAATGTCCCAAGCCTTCACCGTCTTAGCCAGTAACTCAATCCCCCGGCTGGTCAGGTACTCGGCTTTACGGACGGACTCTGGGTCCTTCTGTGCCATTTGGAGGTTCAGGTCTGTAAGTTCGTACATAGCCTTTTTGTAGGCTTTGGTATGGGGTAGCCAGACGGTAATAGACATTTCCTCGTCTCGGCCCTCGTTCAACAGGGGTTCCCCAGTTCCGGGGTGGTGGAGGATAACCTCCAGAGTATCTGCACTCGGTGCAAGGTCTTTCAAGTCCATGGTCGGGTCCTTCGGGTTTCTTCGGGTTCAGTAGGAATTAGAGAGAGGGGAGCCACCCGACAAGCTCACCCTCCCACCGGCTAGGCCGGATTCAATGCGGTGGTGATAGTCAGGTTAGAACCCTCGGTGGTGTCGTAGAGAGCTACGAATGGGAGGGAGATAATCCGGGAAGTCTCAGAGGACACCGGAACGTCTGCGCCGTTAATCTTTACTCGGGGGAACAGGAACTCCATAGAGTTGCCGGTGGGGTCAGCTACGGACACTTCAATACCACTTTCCGTTTCGTTAATGAATCGGTTAATCAAGGTGGCGTCCTCAAAGTAGGCCGTAATTGTCCCCTCTACGATAGCCTTACCAAACTCTAGGGATGGGGCTGCATCGTCACCTACGACAAACGTAGGGGCAAAGGAGTTGCTGATAGAGAAGTCTACACCGGTGACGATAGCCAAGGCTGAGGATGCGTCAATAGCCGTAGTACCATCGTCTGCAATCTTGATGTCTCCAGAGTAGGCATCAAACGGCTCTGCAATCGTTGCTGCGTCTACGGTCTTCTCGGTGGCAGAGATAGCCATGTCCTTGCCAACCATGTCGAAGGAGGCCGTAACCATCTGGTTAGGGGCAATCGAAACAGACATGGTGGAAACCGTCATGCCGGTAAACAACCGGGCTTGGTCAATGTCTGCTGCATAGTCCTCTATGGAGAAATACTTGGGGGTAGTGCCTACCTTACAGACGTTAGCCGAGAAGCTGGAGAGCATGGCAGATTCAATGAACGGGTTAAAAGTGCCGTTCCGGAGGTCTACGTCAATAGAACCAGCTGTGGTCCGGTTGCCGTGACGGTCTACCCGATTCATGCGGTCCGGTTGCATTTCGTTCCCGGAAACCCGTTCCTTCGTCAGGTTCAGGCTGTGGGAGTTGTACGGAAGGCTTGCAAAGTTGCCAACCGGAGTAGTGCCGAAGGTTGCTTCGGTAAGGTAAGAAAGCCCCGAACGGGAACCCTGTGCAAAAGCCATTTTGCTGTGTCCTTAGTTGTAGATGTAGAACCCGATATTCACCGGGACATAGTAGAAAGAACCCTCAAGACCCCCAGCTTCCCTCTCTGAGTAGTCTAGGGAGACGTTGTAGGTTGTGGGGTCAGCATTTGTGTAGGAAATGTCTGTAGCAGCCGGGAAGGCGTCTAAGACTAGGTCGGCAAGGGTGTCAGCTGCACCGGGGCCCTCACCTTCGGGGACGTAGCATATAACCCGGAAGATACCCTCGTAACGGTGCTGGGGGTTTATCCCCCGTACAGCCGGTTTACGTTCTGTGGGTATGAACTGGGCCTCTACAAACTGAGTCCCTGCAGAACGGTTATACTTCAGATTCTCGTAGGAAATGGCCGGAATGCCTACCACACCGGCAAGCTCTGTCTCAAAAGCTGCTCTAATGTCTTTGTAAATACTAGCCATGCTTCCTCCGGATAATAGCAAAGATTGCCGCCTGTTTCTCTACAGGTCCAGCATGGGGGGCACCGTTTGTGAAGTAGTAGGTGCCAGCACTAGCCTGAAGGTCTGCCCGTGTACGGGTGGCTATAATGTCGTTTGTCATGTTCGTAAGTCCCTTAGCCTTCTCAGAGGACTTTACAAGGGCCTTCGGACGATTGTGGGAGCTAAAGCCCCGTCTGGTCACTGGTGAGGTGCTTACCCCCCAAGAATTGACGAATGCCCCAGTGTCAACGGGGGAATAATGGGCTACGTCACGGCTGATAGCAAATAGCCTCTCCTCAACCTCCCCCTGAATCTCCTCGGGGATACGGTCGGCCTTCTCGTAGAAGGACCGGCTTATTACTACTTTTGTCATGCCTCAATCTCACAGAGGTAGACTACAGGAGAGCCGTTGGAATCTACGGTCCTGATAGACCGAATATCGCCGTGACCCACAACCAAGTCCCCTTCCTCCGGGGTGAAGCCTAAGTTGTGTGCCGGGATTGCCACCCTCTCACTTTCCTTAAGGGTCTTTAGTGGGTCTACAGTGGCCTCTGAGAGGGTGTAGAAGTACCCCGTAAAAGTGTAGTCGGTCGTAGCTGAACCCGATACAGAACCCGTTGTGGTGTCGTATGTCCCGGCTGTGGTTAGCTTGGTGAGAGTTAGGGACTCCCCAAAGTCTTGAATAAGGCCGAGAATGTCTCTTGCATTGAAATACATAACTCAGTCCCTACTCGTAGTCAGTGGTTCCGTCGTAACCCGGTGGGTTCCAGAATTGGTCCCTCTTAAACGAGGGCTCTACTCGGTCAGTCAGCTGACGGGCCGTAGTGACCTCAGAACGACTGATACCCCCTGCCGAGAAGCCTAGCCCGGACTGTTTCTTAGCCTCTGCCTCCAGAGTGTCCGCAAGGGACAGGTAATGGGACTGTAGGCTGGAATACTTAGCTTGCAGAACCTCAGAAAGCTGTACGTCAATCTTGCGGCTGTACTTACTGGCAAGGGCACGGCACAGGTAGGAGGCTGCATAATTCACGTTGTCAGAGTTTTGACCCAAGGCAAACAGGACTTCGTCGTCATCCATTTGCTGGTCTGTGGAGTCGGTGTCTCCCACAAGGAAACGGACGATATTTCTACGACCGGCCTCTGTGCTAGTCGTTAGTGCAGTAGGGTCGTAGGTAAATGCCATCTATTTTAGCTCCATATCAGCCCAAGGGCTGTTTCTCCAACGTCGGATGTGTCCCCTCTGTTTCTCAAGGATGGTAGAGGTCTTACATTTTTTAAGGCCGTACTCTTTGGCCGTTTTGGTGTGGAGCTTCACCTTGTCATTAATTGTCTTTACGATAACGTGGAGTTCATCCACTGTAAGCTCGTCAAGGCCATCTCCAACGGTTGTTTTGGTGGCCCCTTCTTGCGGGGGCCTTTGGGTCAGTTCGCCTCTTGCGTGCTTCTGGGCTACGACGGGCCAAGGGACACTCCTACGTTTCCAGTCGAAGTGTTCCCCTCGTTCCCATCGTTTCCCGGATGCAGTGAAAGGGACCACAACGAAGTGATCCCAGTCCACCTGAAAGGGCAAAGATGCGTAGTCGGGTGACATTGCAAAAAGCCTTATGCTACGACGGTAGAGAAGTACAGGCCGAGGTCTGCACCTACGACTTTCATGTCGTAAGCCATCTTAACCTGAATCATCTCAGCAATCTGCTGACGACGGAGAGCTTCATCAGAGAAGGACTCTACCGTGATACCGAGGTTGTTAACACCCGGCATGTTGTTCCAAGCAAAGGTCAGACCAGCTGCAGGGGTCATAAGACCAGCAGAGGAAGGCGTGTAGCAAAGCAGGGCAGCCTTACCGCCGATGAAGGAGTTAGACTCCGTTGCACCGTCAGCAGCAGTGTTTTCTACAGCTTCCATGACGTAGAAGTTTTCTACTTCAAAGATTTCTGCCAGCTTGGCCTTCGTCACCAGAGCAGTGTTGGTAACGGTTGCACCACCATTCAGGCGAGCCAGAATAGCAGGGTTGTTTACCAGTTCGTCGTATACTTCACGACCGACAACCATCGTGTTAGGACGGAAGCCGCCGGACTTCAGCTGAATGGTACGAGACGCAGAGGTCACGTCCTGAATAGGCGTAGAGGAAGCATCGTTCCACTGCAGGATTTCAGAACCCGTTGGGGAAGCTGCACCTACGAGGGAGGAGCCCCAAACGTCAGCAAAGAAGTTAGAAGCAAACTGCTTTTCACGGTGAATCAGGAGACGGTTAACGAGGGTCTGGGCACCAGCAGAACGGATGTCCAGTGCAGTGTCCTCGTTCGCCAAGGTCTGCTCGTCAAAGTCCATGCCGAGGCCGTAAACGTCAGCCGTGTAGGTGGTGTTGCTGATCGACATGCCGATGCGTTCTACTTCGGTACGTGGAGCCAGCTTCTTAACGTCACCGGAACGGTTCATGTTGTCACGGTCGTAGGTGTAGTAGTAGTCAGACTGCTTGTCTACGCCAACGGTCGGGAACACTTTGTCCGCAATGAAGTTGTCCTGAGACTGGGCATAAGCCAGAGTCAGGTTCGAGAGAGGTGCATCAATATGCACACTAGATGGGGTCAGCAAAGGCATTTCAGGTCTCCTATTATGCTGCTGCGTTGCCGCCGAGGAAGATTTCAACAGCACCAAGGGTGTCTACTGCTGCGTCTTCAACTGCGTAGCCTACGATGATTTCACCGGTGGTGGCCGTTGCTGCCTTGCCATCGGTGGTAGCTGCCACTGCGTCACCCGCAGTAAGAGCTTCGCCAACGTAAACGAGAACCTGACCGGAACGAGCTACGGTGAGAGCATCACCAGCAGCAGCCGCAGAGTTCAGGGAAACACCGACAGCTTTTGCACCATCAGCAGATTGATCGACTTGACCATCGGCAGCCAAGTCTACGAAACGATGTTGCGAGACGGCAGAACCAGCCTCGTAAGTACGGTAATCACGGCCATGCATAGTAGCCATTTTCTACTCTCCTTTGTAGAGTTCTTTAATGAGTGCCTTACCTTCGTCCGTCTTAGCTACAGCAGCATAGGCTTTAGCAAAGGCAGATTTAGGCATTGCGTTTTCGTCCATGTGGCTCTTTACCAAAGAGTCCAGCTTGTCCTTCGGGGAGGCCATATCAGCCTCAACGGAGGCTTCACCTACTTCGGACATTGAAGCACCGATAGCAGCATCCGCAGCTTTCAGAGCTTCTACAATTGCGTCATCCCCGGACACTGCCTTGAGGATGTTGGCCGCAACTTCGTTTTCGAAGTGTGGGAGGATTTCGGCAGCTTGCTTGCGTAGCTCAATCTGCTTCTTCTCGATTTCCACTGCTTCGAGTGCTTTTAGGACTGGGGCAGGAATGTCAGACTTGGCAATCTGCTCTCCGTCCAATTCGATAAACTCAGGGGCCGGAGCCGCCTTAGTAATAGCTTCGTCGGATACAACGAAACCGTTGTCTTCCAGAGCCTTGGAGAGACGGTCGTTTTCTGCTTTCAGGGCATCAACTTCAGCAAGCAATTCGTCGGACTTAGAGGCTTCCTCCTCGTCTTCCTTCTCTGCTTCGTCTTCTTCTTTCTCTGCTTCTTCGTCTTCCTTGTCAGCTTCCTCGGAACCCTCAGCCTTATCAGCATCGTCTTCCTTGTCTGCTTCGTCCTCGGTCTTGCCGAACATTTCTTCGTACTCGGCTTCTGGCATCTTGGACAATTCTTCCTCAGCCATCTTCATGGCTTCGTCCTCGGAGGCACCGGCTTCCATGTGGAAGGCTTGGCGTTCCTTCAAGTATTCCTCTTGCATTGGTGAATCCCTCTTTACAAGGCAAATTGTGGCGGCTTGGTTAGCTGGCCGGTCTACTAAAGACAGCTCGTCCAGTTCCAAGTCCATCAGTAGGGTAGTCATTCGATGGTCTCCCGTTTGGCTTTACCGCCGATAGAAAAGGCCTTTAACTGGCCCGACTTAACCGATTCCCAGACTTCATCATCTTGCACCTTAAATGCGACAATCCATCCTTCTCGGTCACTGTGAACCCCAAGGGAGTCCCCAATCTCTTTAGTCAGTGGGAGGCTGTGTACTACGAGACCGATTTGGCCCCCGGCATGCATGAGCTTGCCTACTCGTACATCCTCCATGAATTTGTTTGCTGCTTTGACCATGGTGTCAGCAGTGATAACGTCACCCTGCCGGTCAATCAGTGGCACACCGTCCTCGGATACTACAGAAGCCCAACCCCAGACGAGACGTTGTTCCTCGTCAGCTTTGAGGATGGTTCCCTCTACGTCAGATTTAGATAGCATGTCCGATACAGAGAAGTCCGATTCCCACATTCGGCAGGACCAGTAACCCGGTGTAGTCTTGTCCTTCTTCAGGTCGCACTTGTGACGAGCCCGGAAGGAAGCCCGGGCCTTTGGGTCATCCCGGCGAATCTCCATTGAGGGAGACCCGAAGGTTACTTTCTTGACCTTGTCCCCGTCCTTGACGTAGACCCCGAACTTCTTGGAGGAGCCCTTGGGCAGTCGGAAAGGCTTATCTAAACGGACAGTCTCTCCCCGGTACTCGGCCTTCTCGAAAGTCTTACCGTACACTGCAAACTCTGCAGCATTTACGGCCCGTTCTGGGGAACCGGTACGTTTCAATACCGAATCATGTACCTGATTGAATTTTACCTTACTCATTTCCGACCCTTCTTAAATACGGTCTCGATTTCGGTACGACTAATGCCGATGTCTGCAAGCTCCCGGTCAGTCATACGGTGCAGAGCTACCCGATCTTTCTGGTCACGGTTCCGTCGTTCAATCCGAGAAACTAGGTTGCTGAAAAAGCTCATTGTTCAATCCTACGGGGTGTCTGTGACAATGTCTGCCGCAGTCATGTTAAACATGGTGAAGTCTGCGGAACCTACGTTGTCCTGAATTGTCGGGAAGGTGTCTCCGTCACCCATTCGCCACCAATGGGCAGGGGCAGAGGCCAGAAGGGACAGGTCTTGAGTGGACCCGGTGTTGTATATTGTGGCTACGTTAGCAGACTCGTCAGTAGACCAAACGGCTAACTCATCCACCTTAAACTCGTTCCGGAGGTACTGGCCTCCGGTGGACCGTCCTACTCGGAGGTAGTCGGAGTCTGTGCCGGAGGACCAGCCGTAGTTGGAATTGGACCAAGTCCCCGTAGAGGTGGACACGTCCACACCGTCAATGTAGAGGGTGAACCGGCTGTAGTAGTCTGAGACACTGCCCGAGGCTGAACCAGTGGTCCCACCGTCGTAAGTTAGAAGGATATGGTGCCAAGTACCGGCTGTCACTGCTGCGTTAGGGGTGTCGTAACGTAGGTAGTTATTGTTGGAGCCATACTGAAAACGGAGAGTGTCGTTAGTCCCTCGGAATTTTAGGTCTATGCCTCCACCGTTATTCCGGTCATTGTCCCCGAAATAAAACACCGTCTGGTTGCTGTTACCAGCTGTCGTAGGCTTAATCCAAGCCTGAATGGACCATGCATCCCCAGAACCAGCCCCGTTGGAAGTCCGACCAAGTGTAGAACTAAGCAGGGAGGCTGTGGCCCCTAGATACTGCTGGTTCTCAAACTGGATAGACTTGGTGTCAGAGAAGGCCGGATTGCTTACAGTCAGGACCACCGTTTCGGTATCTTCACCAAAGTAATTAACAGCCTTAGCAGAGAGGTTATAGGTCCCTGCTGTCAGGGCTGTACCCCCCAGAAGGTTCCGGAGGTTGCCCTCTGCTGTGACTACACCAGACGGAAGGTTAGACCACTCGTAGCCTACCCCGTTGGTTGCCGTTAGCAGGTAGTTCAGACTGTCTCCCACAGTCAGGCTGATAGCCAGAGGGGAAGTGATGACTGGGGCAGTCCCGGAGACTCCACCCGTTTGGGCAAACAGTGCATTCAACTCGTTAACGGCTGTGGCTAGTGTCTGCGTCACCTGAACCCCGTGGATGGAGGCATTAGCCAGCCGGAGGTTCCCGTAAATGATGATGTCCGAGGAGTGCTTCAGGATGTCGATATATCCGTCATCATTAGCAGCAGCAACGATGGAGTTAGCTGCAAAGTTGTCCCCGTTGTCAATCAGAACAGTGGTGTTCGTAGGGTCTAGGTGGAAGTCCAGAGTGTCGGTCGGACCAAGGGAAAACTGGCCGGTGTTGGCTGCTACGTTACAGTTTGCAGTGATATACTCCGAACATTCCGTAGCATCTGCAAAGGCGTTCCCATCCTTGTCCTCAAAATCAGTATAGGGGACAGCATAAAACTCAAACTCGGTAACACCCTGCTCGATAGACCGGATGTTGTTTATCACGTCTACGAGGGTTCCGTCTTCCTCGTTCACCTGACCAGAGAGACATGCATTCCAGTAGGCCGGTTGGGTGGAGCCGATAAAGTTGATACAGTTACCGGCGTCGTTCCTTGAAATGCGGATTGCCATTCTTTACCTCGATATTGAAGTCAGTAGGGTAAGGGGCTGAATCAGGACCGGTTGGTCTGCCCGGATTGCCGGGAGAGCCCTTGCGTTTACGTCCTCCTGAGAGGCGAAGTAAGCTGTGATAATAGGTCGGTTCAAGAACGTCTTTCCTACGGTCCCTTGCCCAAAGAAAATGGGGTTAGTCAGCAGAGGGAAGGTGAACGTGATATTATCGTCTGCGTCCCGAGTAGCAAAAATCAACCCTACCTCTACGGTGGTGTTTGCGAACTGGGGTGTGATGTTGAAGTCAAACCGTACCTCAGCAAAGTCTCCCACCTGACACTGTGACCAGTCTAGGGAGCCAATGGCTGCTGTGTAGGGGTTGTCACCGGTTGTGACTGCCTGATTGTAAGTGTCGTCCTGCGTAAGGTTGAACATAAACATTACACCAGAGGGCATATAAGCCCCAGAGAACAGGCCGACACCCTGATAGTCGGTAATACCGGCTGCAGGGGCCTCGTCCGGGTCCCCGGAGTCTCCCCAGTAGGGCTGGTCATTAGCAATCTGACGGGCCGTAGAAAACCCGAAACGACGCCAACGGTTAGCAGCTACGTCTGCAGAGGTGTAGGACACATTAGAGCCTACGTCACTGGTCCCCGTCTGACCCACTGTCCGGTCAACAAAACCTCCGGTGAACTCATAGCCACCAATAGCCTTGGTCCCGACCGGGACGGTGAAAACCTTGTTGTGGTTGCAACGAACAATCAGGTTGTCGTTATCGTCTAGGGAGACGTTGTTAATTGCAAAGTGTGCAGGGGGTAAGCCCGAACCATTCTGGATAACCTCGGTAACATTGGTTACTGAGACCTTCCCGGCGATAGCCTGCGTGTTGTCGTCATAGGTAACAACAAGCATATTCTCGTTGTTTACCTTAACCCCTTTTACGGAACGTCCGTCCTGCCCGGGAGAGCCAACCTTGCCTCGGGGTCCTACCTTACCTTGGGGTCCGATGGGTCCCCGGCTACCGTCAAGGCCTTTGTCACCCTTCGGCCCGGTCTTGCCCTGTGGTCCCGTAGGTCCTGCCGGTCCAGCTGGCCCCCGTTCACCGTCCTTGCCGTCTTTACCGGCCTTTCCTACCAGTCCGTCTTTACCGGCCTTTCCTGCGGCCCCTGCTGGCCCCTGTGGGCCTTCGGGCCCCTGTGGACCGGTCTCCCCGTCCTTGCCGTGGACTTCCTTGGGGATCTGCTTCTGGATTAGGGCCTGTACTACAGCAAGGTCAGTTACTTTCACTTTTCAGAATCTCCAGAGAGTGTTGGATAAGCTCAAGTTCTAATTGCTGGTACTTCTTGGCTTCCTCGGAAAGCTCCTCTTCTTCCTCCTTCGGTGGCTCGATAGTGGCCGTGGGAATAGAGGAGTCGTAGGAAAGCTCGGCAATGTCCATGAGGTCTTGGATAACCTCGGGGTGGTTGTGAACCGAGATGTTTGCTTGGTTGAGGTTCCGGAGGAATCCAGAGATTTCCCGGAGGTCATGCGGCGCAACATCACCAGCTTTAATAACCGGCATACTGTCTTCCGAGAAACCGTTGAGCTTCCAGAGAGGCTTAACCAGCTGCTTGTTCAGAACATCGGTAATAGTCGTGATGTAGCTCTCAAGGGCCCGGAGGTAGAGGTCCGTCTTAGACTTGGATAATGCGTAAGAACCACCGGATTGCTGGGAGCCGAGGAGCAAGAACTCCGACAACACAGATCGTGCAATGTCGTGCTGGTAACGGCTAACAATCGGGTCAATTTCGATGTTACGGCTACCAGAAGAACTCATAAGCTCAATAGAGACCAGAGGGTTACTGGTAGGGGAACCGTCCTTGTCCGGGTACATATCGGAAGGCAGGATAAGGAAGCCCTGCTCGTTGAACTTCACGTCCCGGAGGATGGTCTCAAACTCTGCCTTGATTGCAGCCTGAGTCTCTGTCGCATCTGCTGACAGGTACTCGGAAGGGAGACGACCTACCGGAATACCAGCAAGCTCTCGTTCTACAGCAATGGCCTCGATTGCCTGAATGTTGTTCAGGTACTCGTAAGCAGTGTAGGCGTTCCGGAGGATACTACGACCAGAAGGGTCCCCGTTGATCGTGTGGGTCTTGTAGTGGATAGACTTGGACTTGGGGATGTAGTTGGAAGTAGAACCCGGACGAGACGTGGACTGATAAACACCCAGTACATCGCCGGTCTGGTGGTCAATGTCGAAACGGTCAATGGTCCAAGGTGCCCTTGCGGCAATCTTCTTAATGCCCAAACGACCGTCAGGACGACGGTAGTAGACAAGCTCGAACCACATAAACCCGTAGGACAGGAAAGACAAGCTCTCCGAGATATGGTCGTCCAGAGAGTGGTCCATGTTGTCCATTACAGACTTGAGGAACTCTGCCCCGGCCTCAGCCTCGGGGCTGCCGTTAGCAGGGGATACTTTCAGGTCAACGTCCCGGAGGATTTGTTCTGCTGAATAGAGTACAGCACCGATGGTGGAGTCATTCTCCCGCATCTCTCGGAACTTCTTAACGGCCTTACGACCTTTAAGCTCCGGGAGGAACTCGTCAGCCCTAATCCCACCGTTGTGGACGTTATTGCCGGAAATACCGAGCTCTTTTACTGCTTTCGTGGGGGAAAGTGTCTTTTTCATCGTTTTTGCTCCCCTTTTGAGGGTCCCTTGTGTTTCAAAAGGCCCTCATACGGCCCTGTAAAGCCCGTACAGAGGCTCTAGGTGATTTCCGGGGTAACGGTTCCAAAACGTAGCTAAAGCCCCCTAACGGAGCCCCTGTGCCGAGGAATAAGCAAGCCGGAGTTGTGGCTTTGCGTATCCGTTCAGTGAGAGGTCCGTAATTGCCCAAACCATGGCATCTAATCGGTCAGGAGAGCCCGTGGAACCAAGTGGTTCCCACTGGACCATCTGGTCCTCTAGGTCGTTCAGCCCCCTGACGTGAAAAACCTTCCCCTGCTCATATAAAGCACTAACTGGTTCGGCTCGGGCCATTTTGCCTCTTGAAGCATGTACCAGCTTAATGGGGACGGTTGGGTCCTCGGTGTGCAGAGTATGCCTCACCATGTCCCCACCCTGATTCTTCTCGGCCACAATCCGGTCGGCCTCGTACTCATGGTAAAGCTCGATAGCTTTAGAGGCCCACTCCTGTGGGCTGTACCGTTCAGTATGGTCAGCAAGGACATAGGCCTTACCGTTGATGTCTACACCTGCCACCACAATACCGGTCATGTCGGACTCAGCATTGGAGGAAACTGCAGGGTCAATAGAGACGATAACCCTTTGAAGGTCAGGAACGTCCTCCGGCTCAATCTCACAACCAGCCAGAAGGGTACGGTTCCACAGAGCCCCGGAGGCCTCGTCTAGGATTTCTGCATAAAGTTCCTGCCTACCCAGTCGGGTCCCCTCGTAGGTGGCCTTTACGGCATCTAGGAAGGTGTCAGCAAGGTTTGCAGCATTGTCGAAGGTGCTACCGGTTGTGACTATGGTTTTCTCGTCAGCAATGATGTTCCGGATTAGCTTGGTGGTCTTCGGTGTGGTGGTGATGAAGACTTGAGGGTGTTTACCCAGTCGAAGTCCAAACATCATCATGTCCCACGTCATCTGTGCATTTCTCCAAGCACAAAGTTCGTCAGTCCATGCCGCATGACACTGGGGACCCCGGAGACGTTCCGGGTCCTCTGCCGAGAAAAATACGGCCTTGGCACCATTGGCCCAAGTGATGGTGTTATTCGTAGGAGACCATTCCGGGGCTCCCATATGAACACCCTTGTAGGTCTTGTCCCCGGACCAGCAGACGTTAAGGAGGCCGGAGTCACCCTCAACCATAACCTTACGAACGTCACCCTTTGTCGGGGCTACGCAATGAATGATTTTATCGCCGGATTTGACCCGGTGTCTTACCCACTCGGCACCGGCCCTAGTCTTCCCCCAACCACGTCCGGCTAGTGCAAGCCAGATGTTCCAGTCCTTGCCCTTCGGCTCTAGCTGGTCAGGACGAGCCCAAAACTCCCAGCTATGCTGTAGCTCTTGGACCTTCTCGGGACCCAAGGCTGTGAGGGCTGCTTGGACTTTCTCGTCCGGTAGCTCCCGGAGGTCCTTGGCTGTGATGGGTGGGGTACGATAGGACACCAGTGTCTCCTTTAGGACCCCTATTCGTCGGACTTGCTGGACTTACCCAAGAGGGTCATAAGCTCGTCAATAGCAGAGACGTCGGTATCGGGGTCTTTCTCTAGCTCTTGCTCTTGTACGGTGCTGGTAGGGCTCCAACCGGCCTTAGACCGGAGGAACAGTTCTTGGCTCTTGAAGGTGGCTGCTTCCTTGGGGTCCCCATGGAGTGCCTGTTCTACAACTCGGGAACCTACAGCTTCGTAGATTTTGGCCCTAGCTTCTGCGATGTCTTCGCCGTAAATCTTGTAAATGGAGGTTGGAGAGCTTGGGGCTCCCTTCATGCCCTGAACATCGGCAAAGATGTCACGCATGCTAACACCGGCTTTGATGAGCCGTTTGATCTTATTAGCAATGGGCTTCTTGTACGGAAGTTTCTCCGGCATGGCCTTGGTCCTTAGTTAAGGGGCTCCACAAATAGGGTAATGGGAAGCTCATAGGTTCCTGCTACAGCACCATCGGAATGGAACCGGAGGAACAAGAGGTATCGGGACTGGGAAACCTGAGATACGGGTCTAGTGACGTACAAGGTTCCCCATCCCGTA